GGAAATGGGTCATTCCTGATGACCACCCACAGCCGAACGCAAAAAATGCCGGTACTCCGGGGGAGATGATCCAAAAGGCTGTGCTTCGCAATGGTGGAAAGCGTGGGTACATTGCTAAATATGCAGGTACGTTTTCCGTAAGGCACATGGCGCAATTTCTGGAAACCACCTGCACAGAAGTAAAGGCTATCTATGATGATATTGTGGCGAAGGGTGGGTTTTGACAATGGCAGAGAATACGCCCATGTGGATACAAGCCTTGGATTATTTGTACAGGGAGATCAAAAACACCAAAATTTGCATTGGTCATGCAGAGCGCAGGAAGGGCATAACGGAAAAAGAACTTAACGATTTGAGCCGAAAAGCGGCTACCCTTGAATGGACGGCTGCGCTGGTGCTGAAGGAGGGAGCGGAATGAACGAATTGAAGCCATGCCCATTCTGCGGAAATGTTGCGCACATCTCATCTTTGAAGCAGAGCGCAACACCTAGATATTATGTGGTGTGCAGCAATAGCAAAGGTAGGTGCATTGCATCGGAATCATATGTATTTGGCAGGAAGTATCCCAATAGAGAAGATGCAATTTACGCTTGGAACAGGAGGGCAAGCAATGAAAACGCCTGACGAGATCAAGAAAAGTTTGGAATGCATGAAAAAAGCCTTTGATGAAAAGTGCGACTTCAAGTGCGATAGATGCCCGGTGTACGTTCCGGGTTACAAAAACACATCAATGAGTGTTGATGCCCTCGCCTACATCCGGCAGCTTGAAGCGGAACTGGAAACAGCCAAGCGGGAAAGGGATGCTGCTGTAAAAGACCTTTGGTACTCAGGGGAGTGTTTTGACTGCAAATACAGGAACAACCAAGAAGAATGCGAGGGTACGGGTTGCTGTTACACTTGCAAATTGGATTGCCCTTGCGCTAAGTACCCTTGCGGATACGAATGGCGTGGCGTTTGCCCGGAGAATACGGAGGTTGATTGACAAATGACTTTACGTGAACTGATTTTTGGCAAAAACCCGGGCGTAAAAGAGATTCTTTCGGTTTTGCAACTTACAGAAATGGACATTGAGCGATTCAGAGACTGCTGGATTGTTGATGAGGAAGACAAAATCGTCATCTTCACCCGCACAGGTGGTGGAAATCGTGAGGATTACCCGAACTCGGCACTAGTAAACCATCCGTTGTATCTGTATGACGAGGATGACGATTTCGATCAGACCTATGCTTATTACTACTTTGCAATCCCTGAAATGAGAGAGGTGCAGGACGATGACTGACCGGGAAAAGCTGGTGGAGATACTGAAATGCCAGCCGTATGGCTACCACACATACGAGGAGATGGCGGATTATCTTCTCGCCAACGGCGTGACGGTGCATCGGTGGATTCCTGTGACGGAAAAGCTGCCGGAACCGAATAAAGTGGTTTTGTGCATCGGTGCAAGGGGCGGGATGTTTATCGGATACCATTGTCAAGACAAAGAGCGTAGCGAGGACAAAAGCATGTTTTTCTATGTTCCGAACAGCCGAAAAGATCGGATCGCAATCAAGTGGCAGCCCCTGCCCGAACCGCCGAAGGAGGAAACTTACAATGGGTAAAATCTGCCCCACAACCGGATTAACGTGCATTGCATGTGTGCCCGGTGCGCCATGTGCAAGGGAAGATAACATCCTTGACTTCGAGGCCAATATGCCACATTCCGTGTCTGAGGTTATGTGCTGGAAGTGTGGTAAGCGTTGGATAGCGGTGTATCAGTCGGATACCTTGCTTAAAGAATTGGAATGCCCACAATGCCACAATCAAGGATTTGCCTTTTTAACAGGTCAGGAATTAAAGGAGGACGCATGATGCAGGAAAACAAACAAAAGAAATCCATCCATCCGGCGAAGGTGTATCTTTCGGCCTACCCGGCCATGAAGAAACGCTTGGAGGATTTGAAAGAAGAACTGGAATACATAAGAGAAACCGCCACAAGGGCAACAAGCAAGCTGACCGCCGAACGGGTCAGCGGAACCAGCATGAAGGATGGTATGGCGAATGCCGTTATCAAGGGCATTGAAACAGAAGAACGGCTGCAACGTACCATCAACAACCTTTCCGAAGCCTTGACGGTACGCCTGATGCTGATTGAGGAATTGGAGGATGAATGGGAAAAGCTGATTCTGACTGAGCGATATATCAACGGCAAAAGCTGGAATCAGATTATCAAGCGTATTCCCTATTCAGAAGTACAAGCGTTTAGAATGCACGGTTTTGCGCTTAACCACTTCTGGGAAATTTACAAAAAGCATCAGAATGATAGTAAATGATAGTAACAACCATGATATAATGCTAATGTGTTGAAAAACACACAAGAGCCTGACGGGGAAACTCGTTGGGCTTTTCTTATGTTTACAAGTGGATGTGCGCACATTTTAAGTGGGCGGGATTTCCTCCGGCAGGGTGGGGGCTGGGGTAACAAACGAATGAAAGGCGGTGTTTGGTTTGGCGTTATCAATTAAACAGGAAGCCTTCTGCGTTGAATATGCCAAGTCAGGCAACGCCAGACAGGCATATAAAAACGCAGGGTATAATTGCAAAACAGATGCGTCTGTTGATGCTTGCGCAAGTCAGCTATTAAGAAATCCTAAGGTAAAAGAAAGGCTTGCGGAGCTTGCCGAGGAAGTAAAGGCCGCTTCCATTGCTGATATTACCGAAATGCAACAGAAGCTAACGGCTATCATCCGGCAGGAGCTTGGAGAAGAAGTGGTTGTCATGGAATCCACAGGCGATTTTATGACACAGGCAACGAAGGTTGAAAAGAAACCAGCCATCAAGGATGTTATCAACGCTATCAACACACTGGGCAAGATGCAAGGCGCATTCATTGAAAAGGTGGAACAGACTGTTGATATGGATTTGAATATCACAGTTGACTATGGGGATGGTTCTGAATGAACATCAGCGTTCAAGCCAACCCCGTTTTCAAACCCGTAAACATGAGCCAAAAACGCTATATCGTTATGAAAGGCAGTGCAGGATCAGGCAAGAGTGTTGACACGGCACAGAATTATATCCTTCGTCTTATGAGGGACAAAGGTCGCAACCTTGTTGCCCTTCGCAAATCCGATATAACCAACCGTGACAGCACCTTTGCAGAGCTTACGGGCGCAATTTACCGTATGTTTGGCGATAAAGCCGAACAATACTGGCAAGTCAATATGTCACCCTTGAAATTGACCTGCAAGACGAACGGGAACCAAATCATATTCCGTGGAATGAATGACGAAAAGCAGCGTGAAAAGCTCAAATCTATTACATTCCAAAAGGGCAAACTTACAGATGTTTGGCTTGAGGAAGCAACGGAGTTTACTCAAGCTGATATCGAAATCATTGATGACCGTCTTCGTGGCGAACTACCAGAAGGACAATTTTATCAGATCAGAATGACCTTTAACCCAGTATCTAGCAATCACTGGATCAAGAAGGTCTTTTTTGATATTCCTGACCCGAACGTATTGACGCACCATAGCACCTATCTGACAAACCGCTTCATTGATGACGCATACAGAATGCGTATGGAGCGCAGAAAGGAAGTAGACCCGGAAGGTTATCAAATATACGGGCTTGGCGAATGGGGCGAAATAAGTGGCCTTATCCTCCACAACTGGAAGGTTGAGGACATATCCCAAAACCTTAACGATTATGACGATATTGCCATTGGTCAGGACTTTGGCTTTAACCACGCCAACGCCATTCTACTGCTTGGTATCAGGGATGATAACGTGTATGTTCTTGATGAAATCTATCTATTCGAAAAGGACACATCAGAAATCATTCAAGCTGCCATTGCGAAGGCGATACCGAAGAACAGGCAGATGTGGTGCGACAGCGCAGAGCCTGACCGAATCAAGATGTGGCAAAAAGGCGGCTTTAACAGGGCAAAAGGCGTTGACAAAGGTGGTTCTGCTGGTTCTGTAAAAGCTCAAATAGACTGGCTGAAACAGCGAAAAATCTATATCCATCCTCATTGCGTTAACACCATTAAAGAGTTGCAGCAATGGAAATGGAAAAAGGACGAAAAAACAGGTGAATACCTTGATGAGCCTGTGCCGTTCCAAGATGACGCTATGGCGGCTTTGCGCTACGGCGTTGAGGGCTGGCGAAAAGTTAAGAAATGGTTGGTATAAGGGGTGAAACAATGGACAATTACAAGCTGCAACATATGGATATTGACCTATCCAAGCCGATTTGCAGAAAAAACGTTGGTTTGGTGATGGGTTCCGGGGATGAGAAAGCCAACACATTTTCAGTAGGCGTAAAAAAAGATGGGAAAGAAGTCACGCTGACTGGCTGTACGGTTGTTGGCTATCTGATTATGCCCAATGATGAAACGATCAGAATTGCTGGAAAGGTAGAGGACAACCAAGCCAGCGTGATTGTACCAAAAAGTGGCTATGTGTATGACGGTGCGTTTACACTTACTATCAAAACAGCCGTAAGCACACAGGAAAACACGCTGGCTATTTTTGACGGTGAGATTGGGCGCACAACCTCCGGGAACATCGTTGACGGCAACAGGGTTGTCTATGGCGTTACCGACATCATGAATATGATTGACAGCATGGATCAGGCCGAAAAGGACGCAAAAGCGGCGGCTACCAGTGCAAACACTGCTGCTGCATCTGCCAATAGCGCAGCCAGCAAGGCCAACACAGCGTCAAGCAATGCCAATACAGCCACTGCGGCAGCGAACAATGCAGCGCAGGAAGCAACCACGGCAGCAGGGAATGCCGACAATGCAACAAGTGCGGCAAACGATGCAGCCCAAACGGCTAATGATGCAGCGGGACGGGCTGAAGTGGTTGCTTCCAAATCCCCATACATAGGCGATAACGGAAACTGGTATGTGTACGATGTGGATGCTGGCGAATATGTAGACAGCGGGAGACCATCCCGTGGTGCTACAGGTGCTGTGGACGGCCTTGATTATTTCGCAAGCAGTCCGTCAGCCCTTGGCACTGCAAACCCCGGCGCAGCGAATGGCGTTGCCCGTGGTGACCATGTGCATCCTATGCCGACAGCAGATGATGTGGGTGCATTGGCAAACGCTGATTTGCTCGACAAGCTGTACCCGGTTGGGATTATCGTGCCGTTTGCAAACACAGTAGAACCGGCAGCGGTTTGGGGCGGCACATGGGAGCTGCTGGAGGAGGGACGGACGGTCATCCAATCCGGCTCGACTTATGCGCTGGGGAGCACGGGCGGCGAAGCAGCGGTGCAACTTGAAGTAAGCCAAATGCCTGAGCACAGTCATGACCTTGAGTACAGCTTGGACGGCGGCGCAACCTACACGGCAATGAATTTGGGCAAAGATGGAACAGTAACCTCAGATAAATATGGCGGCTTAAGCAACTCCGTAACATCATTCTCGCAATATAAGGTGCGTGTCACTTATGAAGGCAACGGCGAACCTCACAATAACCTGCCGCCTTATTTGGCGGTAAACATCTGGCAGCGCACGGCGTAAGGAGGGAAGAGATGG